CGTTGGCGATCGATGACAAGACGTATTGGAAGCTCAGAGAAATCTGTGCCAAAGAACGTCGCACATTGATCATGCAACTACAGCTCTTGATCGAGGATCGATACGACGAGCTATTCCACGACGAGCGTTACTGATGAGTTTGTTTAAGCGTAAAGCGGCGCGCGATGGCGTGCCACAATCGTACCGCCCGGTCGCCGATGCGGTTGAAGTCATCGATCTTTTTAGTCGTATGACATTACACCAACAGGCCGCACTACTGCGTCTTTGCAGCCGTAACCTCATGATGGAGGTGGACGGTGAGCTACACATGGGCTACGACTTCGACTGGGATGTAAAGGGCGCCATGATCATAGCAACCCCTTCTGATGTAGATTTCCTACCCAGCGAGGGAAGCGATCCCACCTAGCGGACCCCGTAACCTAACCGCCAGCTCTCTATCGTCTGCTCGAGGCAACACAATCGCTGATTGCGACGGGTCGAACCCCGCTGTAAGCGGTGCAGTGTCAGTGCCTGGGAGTGGTTCGAAAAGATTCACGTCACCACCTACGTCAGGAATGTTGAGCCCCTCTAACATCGTTTGCGGGTTGCCTCGTTGCCGCTGACGACGAGCAGGTGGTGTTTCTTCTGGTGCAGGTTGTGTCACCTCTTTTGCACTTTCGATTATTTCAGCGCCTCGTACACCACGGATAAGTTGACCTGTCTTAGGATCTACTCTATCAGGCACAAAACGATCTTCTGCAATATCGCCTAAAACGTCGGTGGTACCTCTTGAAACGGCCTGTGTGACGAAGTATGTCATGGGTTTCACTGCATCAATTGCTTTGGCTAAATCGGCCGCAACGGTAGGGTCAATCAAAGCTTCAATCAACTTATCTTCATAGAACTCTCTTTGTAATCCCATCGCGCGTGCCGCTGCATCATCGAAACCTCGCACGACTAGACGTTGAGGTATTTCAAAAACTGCGCGCACCACCGATATTCCCGTTTGCCCTAAACCTCCACTTTCTTTTTCAAGAAGCTTTTGCAGCGCTTGCAGAGGTTGTGTTGGAGAACCGCCTTGTGTGGCAATGTAAGAGGTTGCCTGCATCAACTCTACGAGGTCTACAAAGTTTTCAAGCTCTTCGGGTGAGAGCATCTGGCGAAAAACCTCGGCTTTTGTGCCACGCGCTTTTGCTCCGCCTCTTCCTGGTTGAAGCTTCCCGCGTATTCCCAAACGTGACAAAAAACGATTGTTAACACCAAGCGGATTCACGCTTGACGCAATCGCATCGTCGAATTGTGTGCGTAGCCAAGTGCCTTTCAAGTTTTGCCACACTTGTGGGTCTTCCGTCTCAATGAGACGACGCAACATTCGAATACCTTTGGGCTTGACTGTGCCTTTGAATAACTGGGCCGTGAGACGCGCAGCCTGTTCTCCGCCTAATCCAGCAACTTCCGCTAACTGCGTTACCACACTAGACTGAAGAGCTTGAAGGTGTCCTTTGGTGGGATCATAAATTTCCGTAGCGCGCTTATACTCTGGGTTTGCCGCCTTTAATCGGTTGGAAATTTTCGATCGAATGTCTGCCACTTCTCTCCGCAGAGTTGCTTGATTGTCTTTAGTTAAACCTTCATAAAGCGGCCGAAAATCATTTCGCAGCGCGTTGTGCAAAAGTTCTGTATTGTCCTTTACACCGATGGTTCCCTCTTGACTGACGAGTTGTGTTTTAGAGAGTCCCGAAAAATCGGTTAAGGCGTCTAAAAGCTCTTGTTTGACCGTACGCGCTTTGCCACGCAAATTCGGGTCGGCCAGCTCCGATTGCAATTGCTTGGCTATGTCACTGACATCAATAGCTAGGTCAAGTTCAAAAGCATTTTTGTAAACAGATTGAGCCCTTGTTTTACGTTTTTCCGCTAATTTTTTCAAAACGGCGTCTGCCGCTTTTGCAAGATCACTATCGGGATCTAAAGCTTGTCGGCCTGATAACCTACCTTGTTTGAAAGCAGTGAGATATTTTCCGCGTAATATTTCATCAAAGAATTCATCAGCAGCTTCTTCGACTTGCGCCTGTCGGTTGTGATAAAAATCCCACAATTTTTGTGAGCCTGGTTGCATTTGTAAGTAACGCTGAATAGCGCCAGCGTTGGTGATGATGCCCTCAGCTTCTGCCCTCGTAAGATCGACACCAAATCTTTCTTTGGCAAAAGCCACTTTTTCTTGGGCCGATTCACCCCCTTCTTTCAGTATGGTCTCGAGCGCCGTTCTCCCGTCTTTACCGGGAAACTTTTTGGATGCGGTTCGAAAAGAGCTACCCAGTAACTGCATGGGCTTGGTGCCAAAAGGTATGGCGCCAAAAGCTGCGCTCATAAGCAAATCGTCTTCGAGTTTAGAAACTTTCAGCGGGGGGCCATCAAAAGCCGCAGAGATGCCTGCTCGTCCTGCATAAGCCGCACCCCCCCCTAAATAAGTTCCGCCAGCGCCACCTGCCGCTGCACCGAAAGGGTTGCCTGTACCAAAGGCGCCTGCTGCGAGGCCCAAGGCGCCTGCTCCCAACTCAGCCGCAAATTGTGCAGTCGGTCCAACAAAACGTGCAGAATCGACTAATAGAGAGTCCCGAAACTCTTTAACGATGTCGCCACTATATGGATCTACATAGGCAATATCTTCATCTTCATCAACGAAGTAAAAATCAACAGGGTCAATCCCCTGCTCTACAAGATTCGGAAATCTTTTACGTGCAAGCCACGCTGTTTGATAACCTTGGTCATTCGACATGCCTTGTAATAGTGCATCGAGGACGCCAGATTTATTTGCTTCTCGGTCTAAAAGGCGTTTTTCTTCTGGGGTTGGTGCAACTAACTTCTGCGTCTTTTTCAACATTTCTTGTTCATGTATTTTGCGAAACTCAGGATTAGCAAGCATATCCTCCAAGGTCGTCGCCTCATCAACTGAGTATGTAATTCCAGACCCCTCAGGGTATTCGATGACTTTTTTTGCCATTACAAATTACCTATAAACCTTGATCTGATAAATCAATAGGTCCATCAGACGGGCTGTCGGGACGTAAGGCTGTTCTATACAAGCGAGCTTTTTCACTTTCGCCTTTTGCGGCTTCTCTCAACTCGGCCCTCTCTGAATCATTCAGGAATGGATTGTTTCTTTGCCATTTAAGCTCCCAAGCTCTAGCTGCTCGCAATCTTCTTTCTGAGTCTTCAATAGGTATATCTTTTAGTATCGCGGGCGCCTCTTTTGCCCAATCTTCTGCTTTTTTTATTGTTAAGTTTGATATTCGCTGAAGAAAAGCGGCCTGTCTTAAAGCACCTTCGTGCGTTGAAGCCAAAGTTGGCGAGGCACTCAAAAACAAGATCATTTCTGCATTAGAAATAGCGCCCTTGGTTTGACCTACCAAAGCCATTGATATGCGAGTGCCCAAAGTATTTGCCATAATCTGGTTGTCAATATTTTTGTCGTAACGAATGCCTAGCTCATCCAACAGCTGACGCACCCCCAAAGTGCTTGACTGAATACGCCCAAACCCTTCCTCTCCCAAATTAGTCAAAAGTGATAAAAAAGCTTGCGTCATTACGCTCGCAGAATTTGCCGCTTTTGATTCTTGGAAAATTTGGTTTTCAAATTCAATAAAAGCTTTGCCCGCTTCTTTCGTTGCAGTGCTTTCGGGTTTTGGCGCCTCCACATTAACTTGGCTAGTGGGTAACTTGACTTGACGCGCACCGGGAGTGTTTTCAATGGCTGCGACTTGAGCTGGGTTTCGCGGATCCACCCTTACTTGAATAGGCTCTCCGCCTTCTGGGTTTGGAACTTCATAAACCAACGGATCATACGGCTTACTTTCGTTTTCAATCGTTAACAACTCTTTTTCATTAAGGTACTTTTTCGCAGCTTGCTCATCTGCGTTTGCAAGTTTCAAGGCTTCTAAACCAATTTGACGATTGAGCAATCGGTCGCTTTCTTTTTGTTTTCGCATCCGATCCGCAAAGTTTGAAAATCCAATACCCGCGCTTGTGAATGCTCCTGTAGTAGGGTCTGCGCTCAACATAGCGCGGCCCAAATCAGAAGCCAAATCGTAAAACGAGGGGCGAGTGGATTGAGACAAAAATGGTTTGAGGCGGTCTGAATATTTTTCGAAACTTTCCTCGAAATTGAATTCTTGTTGCGGCGGTGGGGCAGTCATCGGCTGTAGAGCCAAAAGTGCCTTCATCAAACTATCAATGTCAGTTTGCGATGCAAGCGGATCTGCGCTTAACGCAACATCCATGTTGATCGGAGACTCAGTCTCCTCACTCAGTCGCTCAATCTGTTCCGACAGCGGGATGAATTCTATCGAGGAAGTCGCCATCTTATGGACTCGCTTGATTTTGTTGTGGCTGCCCGTAGAAGTTGCCAAGCGCGCCGAGCGTAGACAACCCAACCCCTAGACCCGCTTGCAAGGCGGATGGCGGCATACCAAAACTAGTAGTGAATTGCGTTTGGCCTGACGGCGCTAAACTCACAAATGGCGTTAACGCTTGATATTGCGCCAACGGCGCCATGCGCGCTTGCTCCAAATCTCTACGTTGTGCAGTCAACTGCTCTTGACGTAGTCCTTGTTGCAGGCCACCGATGCCCATCAAACTGCCCACGTCGGCCTGACCCGCTTGTTGCGCTTGAGTGCCCAAGCCCTGTAAAAATCCGCCGAAACCTGTCTGTGCGGCGCCGAGCGCAGCGCCACCCGCCGCCTGTTGAGCGCCGATTTGTCCGAACTGATTAGCAAGCGTGCCAGCAACTCCTAGCCCCGTCTGACCTGCGGCCTGGCGTGCAGCGGCTTGTTGTTGGCCCAGCCCAGTCAGTGTTTGACCTAAGCCAGTACCCGCGGCAAAACGCTGCTGCGCTGCACTGCCAAGCTGTGATCCTAACTGTTGTTGCGCGCCTAACTGTTGCTGCGCTGTCTGCTGCAACAAGTTGCCATAGCCTGTACCCGCGGCTAATTTCTGTTGTGCGGCTGATCCAAGCTGACCCGTCACATCACGCCCAGCACCGTATGCTTGCCCTCGTAAGCTGGCTAAACCAGTCGCAGCGGTGCGTGCCGCTTGACGACGACGTTCATCTTCGGCGATAGCCGTCTGTTGCGCCCGCTGGAAGCCCTGTGAGCGCAAACCGCCAATACTCTCAGCCAATCCCCGCCCCAGCGCTTCGGCCCTCTCAGCGGCACTGAGGCGCGCTCTGGAGCCAAAGGCGGATTCACCGCCTGAGGCAACATCTCGGGCAAACTGAGCCATGTCCTGCTTTGCAAGACCCTCAGTCGCATCTTTGATCATTTGCTGAACGACTTGATCCTCAAAGGGATCTTGGAATCGCTCTGTCTCTGCACGGATATCGACATCGTCTAGCGTCCCGCGCAACAACCGACCAGACTCTCCTAACCCGCGACGCAAACGCTGCGCCTCAGTCATACTCATACCTACGGTATCAGTGATATCTCGACCAAACTCATCAAGCGTGCGCCGCTGTTGTTGACGAGCTCGCGCAAGGTCCATACCAAAGCGCTGCGTATCCCGTACTCCTTTACGAGACAAATCGCTAAGATCACCACGGAGCCGCTCTTCAGCGGTGACGGCTCGTCCACGGCCCTCGCGGATGCCTCTCATCTGATCTAACAACGCGCGGTCACGCTGATCTAAGGCGAAACGTGACGCTTCCCTGATAGCCTCGAGAGCACGCCCAGAGGCTAAAGCTTGATCATCAAGACCCCGTTGAATTGACCCTATACCCTGCTGACCCCTGCGGATAGCCTCCTCAATGAAGGGTTGCTGCACTCCGATATTTTGACGTGCTAACTCAAAGGCGCGGATTTGATCAGGAGAAAAGCCAGCAATCTCTGTCGGCACAACAATCGGTCGGCCTTCTTCATCAAAAAAAGTACGTTCCGCCGCACGGAAAGCGCCAGGGATAAAACCACCGACACCATCCAGACCAAAGAGCAGTTGTTGTGTGATGGGATCTAAACGGGTTTCGGTTTTAACAACGTCGCTGACAAAAGGCTGAGTGACATCGGCGTCGGCCGTGCCACCCTCTTGCATGCGCCTCACTCGCTCAAGTTTTCCTGGGGTCATGATCATGCGGCGGACCTCTTTTCTTTTGGCTTGTCCGCATACTCAGCAAACAAATCCATCATGTCGTACATAAGGTTTGTACCTTTTTCACGACTTTCTGCGCCGTTTGGCGTCAGCGTCACAATACCACCGTCACTCTTCTGCATATCAAAAGCGCCAGCGCCACGCACTGCCCGGCCTGTCATTACAAACTCGCCGTCCGATAGCATCGCAGGTATGTCGTCGCTAATTTCAGTCCCTGGCCCCGCGATCTTGCCATCCATGCGCTTAAACTCAGCCATATCGACGTTGCCACCGTCCTTGAACGCCATTACGGGTCCACCATAGCGGGCGGTCATTACGGCTGAGTTTTCCACAGGTTCAATCGGTGGCGCTGGTTGAGGTGTTGCACGACCACCGCTCAACGTCGGTATCGTGCCTGTTGGCAAGAGACCAAACTCGACCGGGTTAGGAGCGGGTTGACCCATACGTCGCGCTATCTCAGCTTCGATGTTGTAGCGACCTGTTGCGCCTTCTTGTGTCAACGGAGTTAATGGCACGCCGCGTCTATTTCTACTCTCATCAAAGGCAAGCTTCCCGAGAGCGCCCGCCGCGCCTATCGCGCCTAAAGTGCCCAAACTACCTAGTCCGCCGCTTTGTTGTGAGCCGATAAGTGAGGCAAATCGACCTAAAAGACCAGGATTTTCTTCTTCTGTTTTCGCCGCTATCTCAGCGTCACTGGCGCCTGATGCTCTTGCTTCATCTACAGCTTTTTTTGCTTCAGGACTTGTTGCTGACAATTGATCAAGAACTCGGCGGAAGTAATCTGAACTGCCTTCCATTCCTGTTATACCGCCGTAGGTAGAGCCTTGACCGCCAAAAATACCACCTGCTAAGGGATTCGAAAGAGCGCCACCTATGGTGCTTAGTGCTGACCCCGTGCCTCCAGCAAGTGCTCCTTGTGCAGCGGGCGATAATCCTGGTATACCCAAACTCCCAAGACCTTTAAGTGCGGTTTGCAATCCGCCTCCTATACGCTGCATCCCAGGTATGGCAGATAGCGCACCTCCCGCCAAACTCCCTACACCACCCAAGGCCGCACCTAACGCGGTGCCTATGCCTGGCACAAAGACGGCCAGTGGCGCAACTTTTTTGACGACCTTTCTAATGCTTTTGAAGGCTTTTTTGAAGAAACCAAATTCCTCTAAGCCCGTAATTGGATTGAGACTTGCAATGCCCGCTCCGACGATATAAGCCTCTGGATCTAAATCAAGCTCTTCAAATTTTGCACCGACCGTGGCTTCGAACTGTGCATCGTCAAAAGCCTCTGGTGGCATGACGACTTCGCCAACACGCAAATGAGCAAGACGAGTGTCTCCCCCTCTTCCTTGTTCAGCGAGCATCATGGCTTGTTCAGCCATCGGTGCCGCGCTTTGAGTCGCAATGTTTTCAGTGGTGCTTTCTAAAATCTGTCGCTCTAACGGATCATCTGTTGCGTCACGCTCTGCCATCAAAGCATTTATGGCTTGCTCTAAATCGTCGGTTGGGGGTGCGGTTTCCATCATCATCGTAGGGGCTGGTTCGACTTCGCCGCCCTCTTGAAACGACATCGGCATTCCATCGCCGAGGAGTGCTTGTATCCTGTTCTGTAACATCTGGTCCATTATGGTGTACTCACTGTTACGGCCCCGACGCCAGCGGTGATCGCCAGCCCTGTTGGGTAGGTTTGATGGCTATACAAATCCCGAAACTGCGTGCCATCAAAAGCCTGGTGAATTTCAGTTGTAGTATTGAAGATAATTGATCCTGTTGCAAATTGTAGCTCACTGATTTCATCCGCAGAAAAATGCGGTGAGACCGTGAAATCTACTCGCCCGAGATTGAGCTCTAGCACGCGCACAAGCCGATTGAATGTGCCTGCATCGACCGTCTGGCCCACTGACAACGGTAGTCGAGTTTCGAGGAGGCGACTCATCAGCGTCTACCGCTAGGCTGTAGATCCAATCGAGTCGATCCTAATCGCCATTTGTACCCGAGCTGATTGTCCGTAGTACCATCGTCATCGCTTTCAAAACGTAAAACGACTTGGCGCGCCCGGCTTCTGACGTTGCTCAACGTGCTACTTTCGGTAACTTGAGTCGTGGAGTCGGTAGTCAAGCTCTCATTTGGAAAATCTCGACGCTTGACAACAATATTCATGGCAGGGGTGTTTGTGAGTCCAGATGATTTGACAAACGCGACGTCGGGTATAATTCTTTTGACAAAAGCAAAATTTTCGCCCTCAGAAATGTCCAAATCGGCCGATTCAATGAAGACGCCAGTCATCGGATCTTGGTAATCATCGAAGCCAACTTCATGGTTGAACAGACACTGTGTGTTACTCGTAGTAACACCTGCTATCGGTTGATCTTCAATGCCCGCGTCAAGCCAGCTATAACGCACTAGGTTACCGATCGACCAGTGATTCTCCTCGTAGTTGTAAATTACATAGCGACTGATTTCACCCGTGCCGTCCGTGATGCTGGGGTAAAAAAACCACATTTCACCAAATTCACCATTCAAGCCCATAAAACATTTGAACGCTTGACCGAGGTCTAAATCGTCAAACACGTACTCTTGTACTGTGCAGGGCAGCTTTTGCACGGAACCATTGTAAAAGTAAAACCCTGTTTTACTGGCAAAATACACGCCATTTGGTGCATTGACCGCGCCTTTCGGACTAATCAAGCCCGATCCTTCGTTGATCAGATTGACCGCAAACGTCAAAGGCGGGCCAATGAAGTTCATGCTGTACAGGCTGGTATCGGTCCAAATCAAAATTTCTTGGCGAGACTTCAACGCCCCGACGATGAAGGAACCTGCGGAAAGCCGCACGTCTCCTGCGCTGTTGGTGGCTAAGGGCTCAAACACCAAGTCTTGCTCTGAGGAGCTGAAAGCGACCAGCATAGGGTCTACCGTGCCTGTGCGGGCGCCGCTAGAAATGGGGTCTGCTCCGAGGACAATGAGATGACGGTCTGTTTCTGACGTCAACACTTGCAAGCCCACCGTAGGCACCAAATTAGCGCCTGTGACGCTTGATAACTCAACCGCTCGAGTGCTGGTCCCGTCGTTCTCCACCCAACGGTAAATACCACCGCCGCGCACGTTAATGATTAAATTCTCACCAAAGTTGTCGTGCGTCCAAAGGCGCAATTGATTCAACGCCGAGACCGCAGTAGTAGATCCCCAAGTGCCCGCGCCCCACGTCCCGACACCCCAGCCTGTGCCTTGGACATAGGTGTCTAGCCCGACGTTGATCTGATATACGCCATCAACGCCAGAGCCGCCGTTACCCGTATCACTGCTATTGGCGGTAACTGTAGCGCCTGATGTGTCTTTTGCGGTGATTTGGTAGGTGTTCGCGTCGGTCACTAAAGTGATTTGGTATTCTTGGTTCAATACATCAGCGGTAATCAACCCGCCCAAACTGACGGCGCCTGAAATTGTGACGAAATCGTTGTTCACTGCGCCGTGCGACGAGTCAGTGACCGTCAGGGTCGATGACCCATTGGTTGCTGCAAAGGTGATGGAGTTAGTAGAGGTTTTGCGTATGGGTGTGACATCGTAGTAATTGTCACCCTCTGCCACATAGTATTTGAAGGTTGTGCCTATGCCGATGTAGCGCGTCGCACCTAGCGATATCCAAGAATGAAGTGCTCGGCCAATACCAAGAAATGTGTTCGTGCCACGCTTGAACCAACCACCTACCTTTTCGGCGCGGCCCTTTCGAAAACGGATCAGGTTGCCATCAACCCAACCGCCGCTGTTGGCATAATCCGTTTCTTCTTTATTGATTCCAGCGCGGAACTCGACCTTCGTAAGCGGCATAACGCATTAGGCCAATCTTATAATTGCGCCTGTCGCGGTGGGGCTCGGGAAGACTACAGTAAAATCACCCGCCGTACTTGTCTTATCGCCGCCAAAATCAATAATCGCGCACGCCTTATCAGATTGCGTGTCGTTATATATCATGCAGCCCCTTGCCGTCACTGTTGCATTAGACAGCGTCGCGTCGGCGAAGTCGCACACAGCGGTCGTGCCAGTGGTTGTAGGCGTCACGGATGTGAGCGCAAAACCACCCGATGTGTAATTGGTGCCACTTACCTGGCCCGTGGTGGTGAAGGCAGTGGTTGACGCTCCCAAGGTCGCACTTGAGGTGTACAAGGCCAACTTGAAAGAATTGCCACTCGAAGCTGTAAAATTATGTGTGCCGACCAAAAGCTCTTGTTTGAAGCTAGTCGGGATTGCAGAGGTAATAGCCATGTCAAAGCTCCTTGATGATTTTAGCCATATCTTCATGCCCTTGAGCGGTAAGTAAACCCGTCAATGTCACTCTATCTGAAGCGATGGCACTCTTCATGCCCAACA